AGCAGGCCGATAATTTGTCTCGCAGTTTCGACAGAGCCCATAAGGGTTATCGTAAAGCACATAAGACAGGTATTTTGTCGGGTGGTGCAACTTTCAAGCCGACTCAGGTTGCTAATGATCAGGCGCAGATGCTTGATTCTCGCAGGATGGCTGTTGAGGATGTTGCCCGTATTTTCCGTGTTCCTGCGAACATGATTGGTTTGAATGAGCGAGGAGCACAAAGTTACAATTCAAACGAGCAGAACGCTATCTCGTTCTTAACCCACACTTTGCGCCCCTGGTTGTCTAAGTTAGAGGATGCGTTTAGCGCGTTACTTCCTGATGCTGCTTATCTCGCCTTTTCTACTGATGACCTTCTTCGCGGTGATTATGCAACCCGTATTGAGGGTTATGCGAAGATGCTTCAAAATGGTGTGATGTCCACTAATGAGGTTAGACGTAAAGAGAACATGCGCCCGATTGATGGTGGCGATGTGGTTCGTGTTCCTCTAGCGAATGTCGATATCACTGCTGCTGGTTTGACTGAGAATGAAACTAAGGTTGCTATGGCTCAGAAACTTATTGGGCTTGGGTTTGTGCCTGAAGATGTTTTGACTTCTCTCGGTTTAGATCCTATTGCTCATACTGGTTTGCCGACTGTGCAGTTACAGAATCCAACTACTGTGCCTTTGGGCAGTTATGAAACTGGGGAATAATGCCTTATTTTATTTCTAAGTCTGCTCAGGGTTGGGACACTGTAAAAGCTGATGGGACTGTTATCGGGAAACATCCTGATAAGAAGAAGGCTATTGCTCAGATGGTTGCTTTGAGTATTGCTGAGAAGATGCCTGTCGGTGGGGAACTCAAGCGGGCTGTCCAATCAGGTTCTTATAGTCCGCCTGCTGGTGTTGCTGTGGCTGCTAAGAGGGCTTTAAAGTGGATTGAGCAGGGTTTAGCGGGTTCGGGTTTTACTGCTGTTGGTAGAGCTAGGGCTGTGCAATTGGCTTCTGGTAAGGATGTTTCTGCTGATGTTGTCAATCGTATGATTAGTTATTTTGCTCGTCATGCTGTGGATTCTAAGGCTGTTGGTTTTAGTCAGGGTGAAGAAGGTTTTCCAAGTGCAGGCCGAGTGGCTTGGGATGCTTGGGGTGGAGATGCAGGTCAAGAATGGGTAAATGGAATGGATAACAAAATGGCTAAGCGTGATGTTATTGCTGAGGTAGGGATAACTGACCTTGACGATACTTTGATTGTAAATGGTGCTTTACATCAAGACTATTTTGATTGGCTAGATCATCAGAATGTGAAACTGTATGTTGTCACTGGTCGGGATGAGTCTCAACGCGCTGACACTATGAATCAGTTGGATGAGTTTAATGTTCAATATCGTGAACTTATTATGCGCCCTTCTGAGATTCCTGCTGCTGGGACTAACGATTGGAAGGGTAGCGTGGCTAAAGAGTTGATTAGTAATGGAGAGAATGTGAAGTTCGCTGTGGATAATAACCCTGAAGCTCGTGCAGCCTATAAGTCTGCGGGTGTGCAGGAAGTTCTTGACCCTAAAACTATTGACTATAAGACTCAGACTAGGGATAGTTACATGGAAGAAGTTGAGCCTGTCGCTGTTGAAGCACTTGAGCCTACTAAAGAGTATTTGGCTGAAGAACTCTGTTCCCTGATGGCTAACCTTGTGTCTGCTAAGTTCTTGGCTCATGGTGCTCACTGGAATGTTAAGGGTGTTTTGTTTCCACAGTTTCACAAGTTTTTTCAAAAGATTTATGAAGATTATGAGTCAGCAATTGATGCTACTGCCGAGAACATTCGTAAGTTAGATGTTGATGCTAAGTTTACGCTTCCAGAGTTTGTTGCTGAAACTGAGATTGATGCGACTTTTATTGGTGGTGACCCTGTTCAACTGTCTTTGGCTGTCTATAAGGCTAACGAAATTTTGTTGAAAGAGATTGTTACAACTCTTGATTGTGCAGATGATCTGAATCAGCAGGGTATCTATAATTTCTTAGCTGACTTGCAGGATCGTTTCTCTAAGTGGCATTGGCAGTTGGGCACTGTTATTGGTGATGATTTGCGTAACGCTTATGCGACTGACATTGAAGAAGTTGATGAGGTGCATGACCCTGCTCAGCCGACTGATGAAGCTGCAAGTGATATGACTGGTTTAGATGGTTACATGAATGAGCAGGTAATGGGCATGCCTTCTAGCATTCAGATGGATAGTGTTCGTTTCATTGACCCTACTCAGGTCGCAGTTTTGGCTAAGCGTGGTGAGCGTGTAACTAAGGGGATTGAGCGCAGACAGATTGTGCGTGACTTGGAGATTCGCCAAGAAGGTGATGGCATGACTCTTAGAGGTTATGCAGCAGTATTCAATAGCCCTAGTCAGCCTTTGCCTTTTACTGAAACTATTGCACCTGGAGCATTTAGAGATTCAATCAATTCTCGTAACGACATCAAGATGTTGTGGAATCACGACACAGGTATTGTTCTAGGTTCAACTCGTGCAGGCACACTGACTTTGACTGAAGATGCTCATGGCCTACTCATAGAGTGTTCATTGCCCGACACTCAAGCGGGGCGTGATGCTGCAACTCTTATCAAGCGTGGCGATGTCAATGCCTTCAGTTTTGGTTTCAGAGTGCCTATGAATGGTGATGAATGGCCTAGTGCTGATCAGCGTATTTTGAAGCGTGTAAACATCCACGAAACAAGCCTTGTTTCATTTGCAGCCTATACAGCGACAGAGGGAACTGCTAGCGTTAGAGCTATGACTGAACTTGCAGACAAGATTTCTCGACTTGCTGAAATTCGAGGCGTGAGTGCTGAAGAACTAACTGATGCGCTTTTAGCGTTAGAGTCAGGCGATGAATTGACTGAGCGACAGGGTGAACTTTTGACTGATACTCTAGGCAAAGTTTTAAAGCAAGATCCTGAAGTTACTAATCCTGCTGCTGTTTTAGATATGAAGAAGAAGCAGTTAGATTTGTTGATGCAGAGAGTATAATTGAATTGACTTCCTGTGTTGGAAGCTAAAAAAGAATACTATTTCTTTCCCCCTGATTTGTCCCAGGGGGTTTTCTTTTACTATAATGTTCTTGAAGCCCTACAGATAGACAAGCTGTCTTTGACCTGTAGGGTTTTCTTTTATCGGGAATAATCTTTTATGGTGTAGGGTTAATCTTGTTAGGCGCGTTTATCCCCTGACCTGATTATGTGAGTTTATCTCTGAATCAAAAACAATCCCCTTAAAACATTATGTTCTTGAAAGGAACAAACCTAATGAGCGAATTTATTGCTAAACAGGTTGATGCAAAGGCTAAAGCATGGCATGAAGCTAAGGAACTGATTGATTCAGTTGAAGCTCGTGGCGGTGTATGGTCTGGTGAAGATGAGGCAAAGTATGCTTCTCTAACTGCTGACATCAACAAAAGAAATGAACTAATCGAACTAGAGCAGCGTGAAGCTAAGACTGCTGAAGCAGTGCAGAAGGCGGCAGTTAACTTTGCTGGTGCTTCTGTTACTGACACTGAAGGCGACATTCTTCGTAAGATGATTGCTGGTGAGATTCGTGGTCACGAGTTCCGCGCTATCACTGGATCAAGCACTGGTGCTCCTGTCCCTACCTCGTTCTACAACGAGATTGTTAAGGTTGCTCGCCTAGTGAACCCTCTACTTGATTACGCAACTGTAATCAACACTTCTTCAGGTGAAAACTTGCAGATTCCTTCACAGTCTGGTTTCTCAACCGCGACTATCGTTGGTCAGGGAGTTTCAATCGGAACTTCTGAGCCTACATTCAACGCTTTCACAACTCTTTCTGCATACAAGTTCTCTGCTCTTGCACAACTTTCACGCGAACTAGTTTTGGATGCAGGTGTTGACATTGTTGGTTTCTTGGCTGACCAGTTTGGTAACGCTTTCGGAAACGCAATCGGTAACAAGCTAATCAACGGAACTGGAACTGTGGAGCCTACTGGTTTCCTTCCTGTTGCTGGAACTGGTGTTACTGGTTCAACTGGTGTGTCAGGTGCTTTCACTGCTGACAATATTGTTGATCTTGTTTACAGCCTTGATGGTGCACTTCGTGCTAAGCCTTCTTTCGCTCTACTTGCAAACAGCACTTCTATTGCAGCATTGCGTAAGCTCAAGGACTCTTATGGTCGTTACTTGTTCGACATTGGTCTAGGTCAAGACAAGCGTGACCTTATCCTTGGTGTTCAGGTTATTGAGACTCCTTCGATGCCTTCACCTGCTGTTGGTGCTAACTCTGTTGCTGTTGGAGATCTCAAGAGTTTATATATTAGAAACGCTGGAAATTTGCAGGTCGACAGGTCAGACGACTTCGCCTTCGGAAACGACTTGGCTACTTGGAGAGCAACTTGGAGAATTGACGGTGCACTTGTGCAGACTGCCAACATCAAGAAGTTCAAGGGTGGAGCGAGCTAATAACTCTCCTCTAGAAAGCCCCTCAAACTCACAAGGTTTGGGGGGTTTTTCTTATAGGCTAGAGGGCATGACTTCTAAAGCTGCTATTGCATGGTATTCAAATTCTCTTAATCAGCCGACTGGTTATGGCACTCAATCGAAACAAGTTATTCAGCGTTTAGTTGCTGATGGGCATAAGGTTGCGATGCTGTCTAATTATGGTGGTGAGGGTGTGA